AGGTGAAGAAGAAGACAATGAAGAAAGCAAAGAAGAAGGAGAAGAAGGAGAAGAAGGAGAAGAAGGAGAAGAAGGAGAAGAAGGAGAAGAAAGCGAAGAAGAGAGTGAAGAACCAGAAGTAATCAGTCAACCGGAAGTAATAAGACAACCAGAAGTAATAAAACAACCAGAAGTAATCAGTCAACCAGAAGTGATAAGAGACCCAGAAGTAATAAGACAACCGGAAGTAATAAGACAACCGGAAGTAATAAGACAACCAGAAGTAATAAGAGAACCAGAAGAAGAGAATAAAGTAGAGCCAATATTGAGGGAGGATACTACATTGACAGAAAGTTTTTCATTAGAAAAAAATGAAATAATAGATATGAAAACCTTAATACCAGAACCAATAATTGAAGATGATAATATTAGTATAAATAGTAATATGTCGCATATAAAAGAAATACATATAAATAGTTCACATGATAAAAAGGATAAAAGACCAAGTTTTTTTTAATGAATACGATATGCTATATATGTGATAATGCGGATAATATCATATATACTCAAACGACATTTATATGTAAAAAATGTAATACAATATTGTCAAATAAATGTGATATATGTGGGTATAGATGTAATAACATATGTCTAGAAATATTTAAAAATATATTAATAATTTAATATCGTTGATCTTTTCTAACTTTAATTAGCTTTGAGTTTTTCTTTTTCATAAAGACACCGGGGTCATATTCTTCAACATCTTCTTCTTCTTCATTTTCGATACCCATAAGCTCTCGCTGGTCCTGTAATGCTTGCATTTCCCATAAATCTCTTGAACACATCTTAAATGAACTTTCATTTGCTTTGTACCAAAACACAATATCATTAATATTATTAGACTGTACTTTATTATCAATGACAAGACATTCAAAATTTTCCGTACATTGATTCATAACCTGATTAAATACATCAAAAGTAGGAAACATACCAGCATAATGATTGTATATTTTCTCGCGTTCTTTTACAATATTATTTCTAAATATAAAAACATAATCAATATTGGAGCGTAAATCAGGTGGTAATCCTAGTCCGTGTTGCATAGTTATTAATAAGAAAATTTTATAATGACGACCATTCATAAATATACATCTAATATTTTTGTCAGACATGATACTTTTATTATACATACAATCGTCTAAAATAAGAAAAGAGCGTGGGTCAACAGTAGATGAGCCATGTTTAGATAATTCTCTTTTTCTATTATTGGTAATATTAATTTGTCTATTTAAATATTTACTAACTAATTTTTCATCAAGTTCATCATATATTAACATTTTAGGAATAAACTTTTCAAAATAACCATTAGCTTTTTCAGTTGGGGACACGACAACTCCGACGGGAATATCCCTGTTATAACTTAAAATATCTTTCATACAATAACTTTTACCAGTATTACGTTTTCCGATAAAAACAACAACTGAATCATTCTTTATTTTATTTGGGTCAAATTTTTTAAGTTCCAACTTCATTTAACTTCATTAATTAATAATAACAAAAATAATATGATAACAATAGCACACATTTATATATAAAAATACTGTTAGATAAATAGCTATTATAATAATGAAACATTATTGGATCAATATGGAAAAAAGTACTATGAGGAAAAACTTTATGGATACTCAATTAAGTAGATTAGGTATTGATAATAAACGTATAAATGCAATAACCCCCGAAGATTTTGATAATCAATTGGCTCACCAACGTCCGTTAACTTGTAAACACCCTGGATGTACAAGTTGTGAATATGAATTTGCATGCATATCAAGTCATATCAAAGCAATGAAATATGCATTAGAAACATCGGATGATAATTATTTTGTTATAATGGAAGATGATATTACAGTACCATATATAATTGATTATGAAAATATGATAAAAGATGCACCATATGATTTTGATATACTACAATTGCTAATTTTGTATGGACCTACTGTTAAACATCTTTACAAAAATCTTTATTTGGATAAAAATATAAAGTTTGTTAAATGGCAATATTTGTTACCATCAACGGGGATGTATATAATATCACGAAGTGGTGCACAAAAATTAGTTAATAAATTTTATAAAAATAATAAATACGATTTTAACGATTGCGAATACCAGATTGTTGCAGACGTGGCAATATATCAGACGGTAAATACATATGCAATAACATTCCCAACATCATATCCTAATATTAATATGGGGTCGGAAATACATCCAGATCATTTAGCGGCGCATAAAATAACAATAGATGATATTAATTATGTAATAACACATATGATAGATAATAATAAAATATCATATATAAAAACATAAGATTACTTGTTTTTTTCGTTTTCTTTAATTTTGTATTTTTCGTTGAAGAAATATAAAACGATAAGTTGTTTTCTATGGTCTCTTAATTTATTAGTGCAATATAAAATATAGCTTTCGTCTTTACCATTCAGGTTTTTATTTTTTACCCAAATTTTGAATAGTTCGTTGTATAAATCTACTGATTCGCTAACCAAAGGATAGTCTTTAATTTTATTTGTTGCCAACATTTGTGCTTCTTCTGACAAGCCGATGATATGAAGAAAATGTTTAGTTATACAATCGCGACATCTCTTGTTTTTATTTGTTAAATGTTCTTCAAGTAATATTGATTGTTTAATTATTTGTTGCATATTATATCTAGGGTCGCTAACTGGATCTAATGAATCACAAACAGTTGTGCATTTATCCCCTGTTGTTGTACTTTCAACTTTATTTTTATTATAATTTATATTAAGAAGGGTGGGATTTCCACCAAATTCCGTATCATTATAATTTGTTATAAACCATAATATTATACCTGTGTTTAATGCCATAGCCAATATGATTATGATTGTTTCATATGTATTTGCCATAAATATATTATGAACTATCTCTATTATAATATAATATTATTTGTTATTTAAAATTGTTATAATATAATAGAATAAAAAATGTTATTAGAACACTTTGATAAATGTTCTGATCTTAAAAATTTCACGGATAAAACTGTAACATATAGAGATTTAGAAGGTGTTTCAAGTGAAGATATAGATAAATGTAGTCGTTTGGACGAATTAATAGATGATCATAATAATGAATTGCAGTTATATGGTAATGATAATTCTAATAAATTAGAAAATCCTATAAATAATTTAAATTTTAATAATTTAAATTTTAATAATTTAAATATTGGAAAATCAATCAATCTTGATGATATTTATAGTATGCAAATATATATATATATTACAATTGCATTGATAGTAAACTTTTATTTAAGTTTATTCATAGGACCTATTATATTTAGTGGTAGTATATTAATATCATTATGTATTGTGTTAATATCAATATTAATACTTTTCTTATTATTTTATTTATTTAGTTAGTAGTAAAAACACAAATACTACGAATGAATATAAAAATGTCCCCCACACAGTATCTATAAGCGCTGTTGATAATGGATAATTCGCAAAAAAACTCATGCATGTGAAATTATATATACCATATATACTTAACCCTACAATACCACCATATCTAATGGCTTTATATAATAAATCTATGATTTTATCATTTTTATCAATATTTTGCATAGTAAATGGAATAGCCACATAAAATAAAGATATTATCATAAACGAATATGCAATAATAGCATATGTTATATTAATCTTAGGATCAAATCCTTGGATATCTTTAACAGTTTTGTTATACATTTTGAAATTTGAAGATATCCATATAAAATCTAGAAAAGTCAGTAATAATGCAACTAATATGTATCTGATATACAAATTCATATCCTATATAATAATAATAATTATTATTATTTATCTGACTTTTTATTATCATTCCATTTTTGTGCAACAAGCTTCATTAAATTTTTATATTCAGTGTTTGGGTTTTCAGTACGCAATTTAGTAATTTCTTCCTTCATAAAAATATTATATGCCGATGGTTCTCTTTTAACAACTACTTTTTTTCCTGCTTGTTTGTAAGCTGTGGATAGATGTTTTTTCAATTCATCAAGTGAATAATCCTCTTCCGAAGAACAAAGCTTATTAAACTCTTCTATAATTTTATCGCCACTAATTTTTTTACCTATTTTCTTTGGAACATCATTTGTTTCCACAGAAGGTTCTTTTTGCATGGTGAAAATTAGTGTCTTTTTTATTATTATTATATAGTAGTAAAAGTTTTATATATTTTTATATAATGAAATCCACAAACAAATATATATATATTAAAGATAATAATAGAAAGGTTTATTTAAAAAATGGTAAACATTATTATAGATATCGTAATGAATACCATTTAATTAAAAGAAGGTTAACCGGTGGCGACGAAGGTGAAGATGGTGGTAAAGAAAAAGAAGTAGACGGGCAGAAAGAAGAACAAGACGATCCGAAAGCCGAACAAAAAGATATTGATAAATTTATTGAAGTTGAAAAGTTTACAAATAAAAAAGTAAAGCTTTTTGAAAAAGTAGTTAAATATTATAAAGATTATTTAGATGTATTTATTCTTGATAAAATTAAAAAATCAATTGATTTTTTAACTAAATATAATAATAAAATAAATGTAATTATTGATATGTTTAAACATAATGATAATGGAGAATTAAGTTCAGATCAAATACGTATGTTAATTACATATATAAAAAAATTTATATTTGATAAAATTTTTGTTAATTACTTTATAGATATAATTTCAATATATTATGATAATTCGCGTTCTGCGAAAAAAGAAATTGAAGACGCTATGCATATGTTAACATTTGTTGAAAACGATAGAAAGGAAGAATTATTATATAGTCAAAAAATAAATATTTTATTAGAAAGATTAATAGAAAATGGTATAAAAAATACCAACGATCGTGAAAAATATTATGTAGATTTTTCAAATTACCTGATAGCATTAAAAGATGGAGAATCAGATGATGCTGACGAAGTTGATAAAACTAATGGAGAATACAAAGATTTGAGTATTGATAAGTTTGAAAGAGTAAAACCCATGGTTTTAAAAGATTTAAAAGAAAAATTTGAAAAACAAGAATTAATATTAATAAATATACAAGGTACTTTATATTGGTGGGATAAAATCAGCACTATTGTAGAAAAAGAATTTAAAGAAACTGATTGTAAATATATAAAAGCCTTTGAAATATTTATCAATGAATTGTTAAGAGAAACTATATATTATGATATTGATTTAGAAGAAAAAATAGAAAATAAAAAACCAGAAGAAGAACAATTAGATCCTGAATTATATGAAATATATAGAAAATTTATTAGGACTACTTTTATAAAAAAAATAAAATCTCGTGATATTACAAGACAAACAATTAATGGAACACTATCAGATAGCGAATATAATATTAGATTAGATAGAAAAAATATTAATTTTTCAAGTGATGAAGAAGGTTTAAAAAGAAATTTTATTAGAATGATTGATGAATCTATTAAAAAACGCAAAGATGAAAAAAAGGAAACTAGTGATAAGTTAATAGATACAAGGCAAAAAACTATAATATCTAATTTAAGTTCAAATGTATCAGAATCGACTGTTGACGGTAGTGCAGAATTATTAAACGCGCAAACTGTTATGGAAAAAGAAGAAAAAAAATTAGTGAAAATGAAAAAAAAATTGAATGATAAAGTTTTAAAATACATAGAAATTTTAAATATAATGGTAACCGCCAAGGAGCAAAAAGATATAACATATATAGATGATGAAGGTGATAATGGTGATAAAGATGATGATGAAGATAAAAAAAAGGATAATATGGTAAATAAAAGTAGTTTTAAAGAAATGGCAAGTATATTAATAGTATATCTTAAACAACATATATTATCATTCTCTGTTGTGTACAAGCAAATTATTAGAGATATAAAAAACGTACATAAAGCATTATTGCAAGAAATTGAAGAATTAGAAAATAAAATAAAAGGTTAATTTGAAATAACTATAAAAAATGATTATATAAGTATAATTTATTATTTTTATTTACTATTATGGATGATATAATAAAGTTTACTAAGTGTGATATTTTTACACCAGACAATATATGTCAACTAATGTCGCAAAAAATAGATAAATCGGGAACATTATTAGAACCATCAGTAGGTTCTGGGAATCTATTAAAATATCTTGATATTTCTAAATATTCTAATATAGATATATATGAATTAAAAAGTGACTATTTAGATATCATAATTGATAAACAAAATATGAATAAAATTAATAAAGATTTTTTAAGAGCAAATATAACAAAAAAATATGATAATATTATTATGAATCCGCCATATATTAAAGTTCAAGATTTATCACCAGAATACCGAGTGTTTATCAAAAATAATTTCATAACACTAAACACAGGTCTTGTTGATATATATTACGCGTTTATAATAAAATGTCTAGAACTTCTTGAAGAAAATGGTAAAATGGTTGCAATAACACCTAACTCTTATTTGTATAATAAATCTGCTTTGAAATTGCGCAAATGGTTATTTGATAATAGATATGTCAAGGAAATAATAGATTATAAGGATAAAAAGGTATTCAAAGGAACATCAGTTTATTGTTGTATAACAGTTTTTAGCAAAGAAAATAAAGACACTTTAACATATAATGATGTAACTTACTACTATAATGATATTATCAAAAACTATTCTTTATTTAATAAAGCTAATTCAAGTAAAAGAACTCTATTTGATATTTGTAGTATTAAAAATGGCATTGCTACTCTTAGGGATAAAATATATATATGTTCTGACAAGTTATATGATGAACCGTGTTGGGTTCTTATAACAAATGGTATAAATCAAAAACATATTATATATCCATATGAAAATGGTAAAATAATTGAGGAAAATAAATTTAAGAAAGATAATCCATTAACATATAAATATTTAATTAACAATAAAGAAGAATTGGGTAAAAGGGATAAAGGGAATAAATCTTACGCTACATGGTATGCTTATGGTCGCACACAGTCAATAAAAAAGAGTGATATTGAATGTCTATATATACCATGTTTCGTAGACCCTAAGAATATAAACATTAAGGCTTATAAAGACATACTACATTATAGTTGCCTTTGTATAAAACCAAAAGATAAAACAGATTTAGAATATATCAAAAAAATAATTATAAAAAATATAGATTATATAACATTGAATTCACAGAAACGTTCGGGTGGGTGGATTAATATTAGTAGCAGAGTACTATATGATATAGTTGTTGACTAATACTTAATTAAATTCGAGCCTTTCCATAATTTTACTCAAAGAAACATACTCTGTTGTGTAGTTGAATCCAATAAGTTTAGGGATTTTTTGATATGTTTCATTTACTAAGTTTTCATGCTCAACATCTATGATATAGTTAATTACTTCGTCAAATAGTTTGTATTCTTTGTATTTTTCATATATAGAAATATCAGAATATGTTATTGTCTGAAACTTTGTAATAATCCTCTTTTTATTAAGGTAAGGTGTTTTAGACATAAATATATTTACTGGCACTACTTTGATATTGGGGTTAGCATATTTGATACTTGTTACTTCACCAATTTGGTTTTCAAAGTAGTTGTTTTTATTTTGCTTATAATTAGTCATAATAACTTTCACAGGCAATACTATTATCGGGATATTATCACATAATACAACAATATCACATTTTTTTTTACCTGCAGAATTAACTGATGGAATGTTATATTCTTGTGCGATTTTGTAGCGATCACTTACAAATATAGTTTTTAACTGGTCAATAATCTGCTCATGAAAGTAGTCAACCTTCTTGCTACTACGAGCTCCATATTTCATATACAACTCGTATGTATTGTAAATGATACGAAGCATATCAGAACCTTTGAAATTGGATATTGTTTCAATTTCCATATTACTTGTATAGATAAATAAAAAGAGATTTGTTAATCAATTTTTATATTTCTATAACATTTTTATCATGAATGTATCAATAAGGGAATATCCTAATTTTCTATAATAATTCCTAACACCGGTACCGCTAATAATAGCTATTTTAGAATATCCCATATTTTTAGCTATTTTTTCAGCTTCATTAACAAGACTCTTTCCATATCCTTTGTGTTGATAGGATGTATCTAAATTATTACCAACATCACTTAAATTTGAATATACATGTAGCTCGCGGATAAGAGCTGAATCATGTAGAATATCTAATTGAGTTGTTTTATCAACATTATTTGCTAATCTAAGACGTATAAAACCAATTAGATATTTGTCTGTTTCATATGAAATAAAGTATTCTGTACCTCCACTCGCGGGATATGTTATGACATCTAATCTAATATCTTCTGGATTAACACATGTATCTTTGATTTCACGACAACGTATACAATTACATCCCCAATTGTTTTTTTTCATATCATTTTGCAAAAGCTGGCGCATATTAACATATTCATGTTTGTATCCACCTGAAATATATGTAGATGGAATATCTCTAATAATTCTATTAAGACGTTTCCATTTCTGAACCTTCTTTTTAAATTCTTTAATTAGTTCAAATAATAATAAGTCGTCATATGGAACATACTCCCCTTTATCATACCATTCTTTTATTTGCGTCCAAGGCACAACTGCTGTTGGATAAATTTTATATTGATCAACTTGCATTCTTTCATCATATAATGATGTATCTAACATTTCTTTATCCATTTCATATGAAGAACCTGGCAAATTAGGCATTAAATGTATATCAATTTTATATCCGTTATTTTTCAACAATCTAATGGCTAAATGTGCTTTTTCAATAGAATGTCCTCTTTTAATTTTTTTTAGTACATCGTTATTTGTATGTTGAACACCTATTTGAACTCTTGTACAATTATATCTCCTAAATTCTTTAATTTCTTCCAAAGTAATATTATCAGGTCTGGTTTCAAGTGTCAATCCGATAACATGTATTTTTGCGTTTTCATTAATAATAATCTCTTCTTCCAACGATAACATTTCTCTTTTTTCATAATATGTATTTGCAGCATAATATATTGCTGTAATAAAGAAATCTTTATATTTTTTGTGATAATTAGACCAGGTACCTCCTAATACAATAATTTCCAATTTATCTACAACATGTCCCATATTTATGAGAGCATCTATTCTTGAATTAAATTGTAAAACTGGGTCAAACTTGTTTTCATTAGCGCGTAAAACTGCTGGTTCTGAATATAAATATGACCTAGGTTGATCTACCCAATTATTGCCTTCATGTGCTTTTTCATTAGGACAATAAGCACAATTATGGCGACAACTAAACTTACTAACAACTTTATTACCATCGTCATCAATATATTCTGGTGTTCCAGATGTTAATACTGTAACTACTATTACACCAGAATTAGATTTTGATTTTTTCTTGGTAATTAACTTTTTTAATGCTAAATTATCAATACCTAAACTATTATAGAAATAGATAAGGTTAGCTTTTGATAAACTAATTTTATACGAACGTTGAATATTCTTTTGAAACTTGGTAATATCATAAGGTGTTTTAAGATTTTCAATATTTTTAGTTAATTCAAAAGAAATTGTATTATATTCTTCATTAGTATATGTTCTAGATTTATGATTATTAGAATGATGATATGTACCTAAGTTATTACCACAATTGTTTTCAATATCAACAGACATTTTTATAATATAATATAATATAATGATGTATATAAATCAATTTTTAAAAAGAGTACATAATTATAAAAATCTATTAAAAAAGTAAAAGTTTATAAAAATCATAGAAAAATATAATTATGTACTCAATTCTGCTATATCCATCCTGCTATTATTTATTAGATCTCTAATATTTTCAACCTGCTCTTTATAATGTTCTTGTGGTTCGCTTAAAAGTACCAACGATATCAATTGTTCTATCATTTGTTCATATATTTTTATATCCATATTTAGACATATCTCATCTTTGTTTTGTTTAGCAAACTTTTGCATCATTCTACCTTTGTTTTTTATTAGTTCCTTAATTAAAACGTTAAGATTTTTATAAATAAATTCATCATCATCTTTAATTAAACAAAATTTAGTATCATGGTATATTATATTATTATTTTCTGGAAAATCTTCATTAAAATGTAATTCTTTTGTTAGTAATGTTGGTATATTATAAACCTTTTTAAAAATATCAAGCATCTTTTCATAATTTAAATAATCTGTTCTTTCATTTCCATAATTATTTACATTTATATTAATATTTTGATGTTGTATATTATTTTGTGTATCTATATTTTGTATATCTATATTATTTATTTGAGATTCTATATTATTTACTGAATCTATATTCTGAGGATTTGGTATTCTTGCATGTATAATACTTCGTGGTTTACATGTATTTCTTTTTATATGATTTGATTTAGCTTGTCTTGAACTAAAACTTATCATACATTTTGGACATGTTAAATCGTCTACACCATTACATTTTTTTTCATGTTCTATTAAACATTTTTTAATCTTATAATTTTTATTACATTTTTTACAAATATTTTTTGGATGTACATTTTTTTCATTTGGATGTACATTCATTTTTTTTGGATGTACATTTTTTTCATTTGGATGTACAATTTCTCCAATAGAGTTTTTATCATTTTTAGTACATATCATTATACAATGTATGGTATTATGATGTCTTTTTAAGTCGTATTTACGATTAGATGAGTAATTACATTTGTCACATTTATGCTTTTTAAATGCGTCATTTTCAGTCATTATACATATAGTCAATAAATTATCTTTAAATAAATATAACTGCCATCATTTATTTTAAAAAAAACGCATGACGCATCTGCGTCAATTTTTTTGTGAAATACTTTTGGATTTTTTAGTAGATTTATATTTTTAACTTTTAAATATAAATAATTAGAACATTTCAATAATAGAGAACATATCTAAAATAGCAAAAAAATAGCAAAATATGACCTTATTGACTTTTTAAATTTTAAGGATTTTCAAATCTTATAAAAAATGATTGTTAATATAAAAAGATACTATTATGACTACAACAATCTACATTTTAAAACTAAGTAATGACAAATATTATATTGGAAAAACAGATAAAATGGCTAATAGATACAAACAACATATAGACGGAGATGGTTCATTTTGGACTAAAAAATATAAACCTTTATCTATAATTAAACAAATTGATAATAGTTCTCCTTTTGATGAAGATAGATATGTTAAAGAATATATGTCTAAGTATGGTATTGAAAATGTGAGAGGAGGGTCATATAATCAAGTAGTATTAAATGAAGAAACAATAAAATTCCTTAAAAATGAATTAAGAACATCAAATAACGAATGTTATAAATGTGGAAATACCGAACATTTCGCAAACGATTGTTGTTATATATCGATTGATGATTATACAAAAAAATTTATAAATGATGGTTTGGATAGTTTAAATAGAGAAATTCAACATTTGATGAAAAAAAATAAAAATATCAAAGCAATCTATGATTTGTTTCAGTCAAAAAACAAACTATTAAGTGATGTATTAAAATGTGATAGTAAAAATATAGATAAATATAGTGAAAATATCAAAGAATATTATAAAAAATATTGTCAAGGTACAAATGATGTATTGATTATTCAATATTATGAATGTATTTTTGAATATAATGAATCATATACGATATTTGATAAAGAATTAATATCAGGTAGATACTGTAATAGATATAATTTAAGTGAAGATCAAAAAAAAATATTTGATAATATGGAATGTGAAAAGCCAAATAAAAGTATTGATACAATTAATTTGGATATTATTATCAGACAAATGGAAGCTATTATGAAATTAAAACACAAATTTGTACATAAAAATATTGTTTTTTAATAAAAATGATTATTTAATTTATCAATATAATAACAATGAATAATATTATTAATGAAATTATTGATGACATAATTGGTAAAATTATTTATAAAAATATTATAATATCAACAAAATATAACATAATACAAAATGATAAATCTTTTTTAAACACTTATTCAATTATTCATTTTAAAGTATTGATAGATAAATGTATAAAAGATATTAATGATAAAATTTTTAACCACCCACCCATTAAATTTTTTGGAAAAATTGTAAATCCTAAAAGAAATGTTGGATTCTTCTCAAATTTTTCGATTGGTTATAATTATTCAAACCAATTGTTAAAATCTAAAAAATTAACAACCAATCTAGAATATTTATTAAATTTAATTAATTATATTTTTGATACTAACTTTAATGGCATATTAGTGAATGAATATATAAATGGTGATAATTATATTTGTAAACATAGTGATAATGAAAAAAATTTAGATAAAGAAGGTGTTATAGCATTATCTATTGGAGCTATTCGTAAATTTAGAATTAGAAATAAAGAAAATAATAAAATAATATGTGATATTCCAACAATACCATATGAAATTATTCAAATGGGTGGAGATTTTCAAAAGATATTTACACATGAAATACCAATTGAAAAAAAAATAAAAAATAGTAGAATATCATTCACATTCCGAAAACATAATATATAATATTATTAAAAAAAAATAGTTAGCATAATATCATAATGGTATTTTTATAAATTCATAATTATATTAGTAAAAAATGATTATTTAATTTATTAATATAATAACAATGAATAATTATAATATAGAAGATATTATAAAAAGATTAGAAATATTAAATAATAAAAAAAGGATTTATTAAAAGTAGATAAGACTAAAAAAAAATAATTTTAAAAAAAATAAATGTAGATAATGGTAATGGTATAACAGAAATAAATATGATAAATTTTACTAGAAATATAAAATTTTAAAGTTATAATATAAAAAAAATAAATTAACAGATATCAATGTTGTTTCATATTTATATTAAAAACCTATATAAACACATATCACATTTATAATATAACTATTATAATGTTCCGTCAACTCCAACAAACTTACCAAGCTACACCTGAACTAATTCTTACGCCATTTTTTCCATATGGATCAACATATCCGTCATATCATATTAAACCTGTTTATAATGATATTGAATCTCCACAAGTTAAAGATATTAATAACGTAGGTGAAGTAAGTGAAAAGGCTTCTGTATCTTTTGGAAATGAGGGAACACAAACAATGCCAAATCCTGAATTGTTTCAACAACAATATTATCAAAATTATATGAATACGGTTGGAAGTCTTGTAGCAAATATTGGTATGCAACCACATACACATCATACAAATCAAATGGGGCAACAATATATGTATCCTACAATGCCTTATTATATTCCAGCAACGAAAGTAGGAGAAAGAGTACTTCCAGTTGTGTATCAACCAAATAGCATATACTCACAAAATACACAAACGAGGGTTACTGTTTAAATTTATTTTATTTGTTATTATTAGAGAATAATTAACATATAATGGAAAAAGGTAAAAGTGAAGAAGAATTAGAAGTTATAATTGAAGACAATGCACGTGGTGCAAATGAACGTTTTAATAACTATTTAAAAGAATATAATAAATTAGAAGTATCGCGTGCGGTGTGGAACAGAAAAAGAGAAAATACACCTTTTTCTATATTAGTTGATTATGGTTCAGGTTTAAAAGATATAGATGAAGCATGGATAGATTCACATGGTTTAATATATTTATCCAGATTATTAGATAATAATCAAGATATGGTTAACTTAATTTATGAAAGAACACAACGAGGTATTGACGGTTTTAGATATGCAGTACAGTTTTTATTTTTATATAATATAAGTAGAATACATAAAATAGTTGAAAGAGACACGTCAGGAAATCCTAGTTTTTATCAAGAGGAACCCAATACAATATTTCAAAATATTAACTCTGGGAATATTATATATAATAATAATGCTAAATTAACAGAAAATGATAAAATTTTAATAAATATAATGAATGAAGAAGTTTCTTTACTTATACCAGATACTATGCATGAAGCAAAAGAAGTACATCCATTTGATGGTAGAAGTGTGTTAGATGATCAATCAGGATTATTTTATAAAATATTTAAATCACAATTTCATTTATTTGTGAATAGAGTTTCTTTAAAATACTATAAAACAATGAGATTAAATAAAACTTCTAGTAAAGGAGGAAAAATATCTACTAAAACTTCTAGTAAAGGAGGAAAAATATCTACTAAAACTTCTAGTAAAGGAGGAAAAATATCTACTAAAACTTCTAGTAAAGGAGGAAAAATATCTACTAAATCATCTATAAGTCCTTTAAATATAAAATTAAGCAATACTGATTCTAATTCATTAAATACAACATATGTTACAGTGTATATTTCAAAAGATAAACCTACTTGTATCAAAATCAAAATTAAAAAATCATTTTATCACAATGATTTTGAAGATTTTAAAGAGAATATATTACAATCAATTAATTTACCACCTGATGTTAAAACTTTTAAAAGTTCCATATCTTCAATAAAAAAAACAGATATGAGTGATTTAATCACACTAACACATAAAAATGAAAATTATGATGAATCAATGAAATATATGAATGATGGTTATAAAATAATTAATAATAGTTATACTGGAAATGGTAAAGAAATAGGTGAAGATATTATATTAAATGGTGGAATTTAAAAATAAACTTATAACAAATCATCTTCTTTAAAAAACATTATTTTTATTTTTAATTCATCAAACATTTCCTTTGATGCATAAAATGATTGCCTCCATCTATCACTAAGATTACACCAATCTGGTTCAATAGTTATAAGTAATTTTATACCAGCTTGAATTATATTTAAACAACAATTATGACAAGGAAAACGATTACATACCATTATGCTATTATTGATATTACTATTTGTCCTTGCAGCATGAACTATTGCATTTGTTTCAGCATGTATTACATATAAATCCTTATTTTTCTTTAACCATCTTTTTTTAGTTTCTTTTAACTTACGTGGTAGACCATTATAACCACAACTTAACTGAATAAAACTATTATTTTCCAATATTATAGCACCAACTTTTCGTTTGTCATCTTTGGAAAATAATTTAGCCTTAAAATCAGCTTCTTTTAAAAACTTCAAGGCCTTATCTCTTGATATAGTCATAATAATAATAACAATTTATTTATCTATATCATTTTAAAAAATGATATGTTGATATTATATATATCAAGTATGACTGAATACGTTGGAAAACACTTTAAAAATAAATACCTTAATGATAAAGGGAAATGTAATATTCTTTGGGGTTTTATTGAAGAAATTGATGAGGAAGAAAATAAAGATAAAAATGATTGGACAGATGAAAATAGAAGAGAAAAAATATGGAGTCTTATTGAAAATGATGTCGGTTGGGAGGGGACAATAGCACTTGTAAATGAATATCACTTCTTTATAGCACTTGCCTTGTATAAATATACTTATAAAAAAGAATATCAGATTAATTGGGATAGAGAAGTTCAGGACATTTATGATGATTTAGCTTATTTAATTATACTGACGCATTATAAATTATCTGATAATAAACACTTTGGAGAATAAATAAAATTGATAAAATTATATATATTTTTTTTAACTATACAGAATGGAATATACAAAGGAGCAAAAAGAAAATGCTGTTAAGTTAACTGCCATAGTTGCCAAAAAGCTTAAAGCAGATAAGA